AGAGTCGCGCGTGTGTGCGCGTGTGCAATCGTGAACATAATCCTAACACACGTTTAGGTTGTGCTACAACTTGACCAAAACACAAATTCGGATAATCCGAAATTCTGGGGTCTATCTAAGGTTGCACTAGGTATGCGCCAGACGCATGGCTGAGCTATGCAGTGGGTGCATGGGTGCCCCCGTACCTCCGCCCTGTTTCAAAATGTAACAATTCGTGATTTGACATTTGCGGGGGTCCGCGAAGCGGGGGGGCATACGCTCCATCGGATTTTGCTATTATTATTCATACAAAAGATGTGTGTGTTACACATGATTAGGGCATGGAGTGGGTGCGACAATATGCCGCAGTACAAAAATCGGTAATGGGGTTGACGACCGCGCCTTTGGCGAGTATAATGTGCGCAATGATAGACAAGGAAGAGGCTCTGGGCCTCAGTCGTCAGGAAGAACCCCGGCAGAGAAATCTGTACCGGGGTTTTTCTATGGGTGCATTGTAGAGAAGGAAGAGGGATGTATGAGTTACGGCTCGACGGTATCATCGTACTCCGTGTATGTTACACATGAGAACAAACCGTGAACGGTCCCTTACACATTCACACACCCCTTCCCTGTGCTTATGGGGGGGGGGGAAGACGGGATAGTCTAACAATAAATTAGATATATGTCAAGTTAAATGTGTTACATGCGACGATATGTCACACCTAAGAATATGGAACCCGGATATATATATGTAATACATGTGTGACTTACACACGAAATAAGACTTGACAAACCCCCTGAGTATGGTATGATAATGATCGGTGATGGTGCGCATGGCTTCGGATGAGCCTGTGTAACACACACAGGAAGGTGTGGTTGATCCAGCGAGCACATCTTTCCGAAGGGGGGAGATGGATTTCCTGTCTCTGTTTCCCCCCTTCTTTCTCATACACAGGAGATCGATATGCGATATGCGGCAGCAGTAAAGGGCGGTCTCCATGCAAATTATGGACCGACCATTGGCACTATCGGGCCACAGATCACCGATAACTACACTCGTAAGATGGCCCAGATGCTTAGCAACAAGGGCCAATTTGCACTTCGCTCAATCTTGGATACGGTTCTAGGTGCTGCTCCGGGGGGTCTGGCAGCCTATTGGACCGCAGAGATTGAAGCGAATGTCGAGATGGGCGGCAGGCGCAACATCGTGCAGACCTACGTGGTGAACAGGAATACGGTCGCCGCAGACGTGACCGATATTCGTCAGGCGCTCACCATGGCGTTCAACTCCACCGCGAACCAAGCAGTCAACTTGGATCGAAACCCACTCGGCACACGCTAGTTTTTTCGTGTGTGTGTCACACACAGGAGTAACCCACATGAAGCTCGGCACTCTGTTGGACCCGAACGAGGCCCGTCGTGGGACTCGTGCTTTCATCTTCAACCCGGATACGTCAGGGGTTGAACCTCTTCCGATCGACGATGAATGTGTCGATCCGGACAAGGAAGTCGATCCGGACAAGATGGACGATTTGCTTTATAAGCAGCCGGTAGTCAATACGGAAGAACCGGAACCCGACGATCCGGACGCATAACGCGAGGTCTTATGGTCGGGAAGCCCCCCAGAAGCTATAAGCCCCGCGTGCGGCGGGAGTCGGCTGTACCGAAAGCGGTGCGGCCGGCTCTCGCTCGTGTAGGTGATCCATGGGTTTCGCCAAGCGGCGAGAAGATCGCACCCATGTTACCTGCCGACTTTATTCCTAGAGTGAAGGAGGATACGAGAGTAAATCCTGTTACGTTTAGAGGAAAACGTCGCAGGAATATGAATGAACTTCCCGCAGCAGGGAACATGATGAACGCAATTGGCGCTCTCATGATGTATTCATTCTTTGGTGTAGGCGACCGCGAAGTTGCGGCATCTCTCAAGTGTTCTGTGGTTGAATTGGATGAAATTCGGAAAAGTGCAGCTTATGCCGAATATCTCGATTTAATCGGGACTGAGATCATCACAGCAGACAGCGACAATATTGCACATCGTATCGCGGCGTACAGCCACGGTGCGCTAGACACTATTGCGAATGTCAGCGCGCACGGTAAGACGGAAACGAACCGCCTTCGTGCGTCAATGGATTTGATGGATCGAGGCGGGTATGCTCCGAAGGTCTTGGCCGAGAACAAGATTGCCCTCAAGAATGTCTTGCGCATTCAGGTGATGGACGAGCTTGGCAATGGCAGTGACCTTAACATCCAATTAACCACAGAGTTGGGAGAGATCAATGGCCATAGTTCCGAACAAGGGCAATCCGGCAACCCCGATTGACCCCCCTTACCTAACTCCCAACCGATCTAATGCAGGGCCTCCTGCCACCTCGTTCTATGCGGGGGAGATCGTGTATGACTCCACAGCAAAGACATGCATTGTAAACGTCGGTAGCCCGGCAGTTCCGCAGTGGGCTCCGTTTACGTATGGAGAAGGTTTGAACTAATCTAGCCTGTGTATGACACACAGGCGGATAGCGGAGGCGACATTATGTCCTTAGGTGCAGCACGAGTACGTGAAAGTTTCAATCCCTCCAAAGACTCTCTCGTCGATAAGATCAAGCGGTACACAGCCGACTTGATCGATCTGTGCGAGGAGGGTCGTGGCAAAACAAACGATGGGGAAGAAATTCGTTTGTGGGCTCTTGCCATGACTCAGTACGAAGACGCAGCCATGTGGGCTGTGAAGGCAGCAACTACACCAAAGAAACAGGGGTCTTAAATGCGTAGAATTACTGGAATTGCAATTATCTTGTTGATGATGCCGATCCCGGCATTTGCTACTGAAATCAATAACCTCCCGTGTGTGTTCGGGTGTCCGGTTCCGGGGCCGCAAGGCATTCCGGGGCCACAGGGTCCTCGTGGGCTTCCGGGCCTCAATGGTCTCGATGGCATCAATGGGCTCAATGGGGTGGATGGTGCTCCGGGCGCTCCGGGTGAACGAGGTCCTCGGGGTTATCCCGGTCTGAATGCCTATGACAATGGCATCGGTGCTCTTGCCGCTGGGCTTTCGATCCCGGCGTGGCTTGAGACGCGCGAGAATTACAGTGTCTCGGGCGGGTTCGGGTTCGATCCCAACCATGTGTCATTTGGTGCCACTGGCATCATGCGTCTCAGCGGAAGTGTCGCTGGATTTGCCGGTGTTGCTGTGACCGATAACGGCCTGTGGGCTGGTAAGGTCGGCGCAAGGGTCGGTTGGTAATACAAGCTGTGTGAGTTACACAATGTCGCATGGGAATTACAAGCTACGTAAGGGGACGACCCATTGGTCGTTTGATAAGTCCCGTGCGAAGATACAGTTCTTTGGTGGTGGATTTGCCAATGGGAAAACCACTGCCCTCGTTATCAAGGCGTTGAAGCTTTGCGCAGAGTATCCCGGCTCGAATGGGTTATTGGGTAGGTCTACCTATCCGAAGCTGAATGATACGCTGCGCAAAGTTTTCTTTCTCTGGTGTCCTCCCGACTGGATTAAGAAGATGCCGACGCAAGATGATAACACCTGTTATCTTGTGAACGGCACTATTGTGAACTTTCGATATATCTCGCAAAGGGGCAAGCAGAATGTCGATGGTTCAACTACATCGAACTTACTTTCCGCTACGTATGATTGGATTGGGATCGATCAAATCGAAGACCCCGAGATCGTACACAAAGATTTATTGGACCTCATGGGGCGACTACGTGGTCAAGCTCCGTATCGCCCGGATGGAGAGGAAGATCCATCTATGCCTGATAGTGGGCCACGATGGCTCATGCTTACGTCAAATCCGACTTCAAACTGGGTCTACAAAGAACTCATAAAGCCAGTACACATTTTCAAGAAGAGTGGTAGGAGAACAGAGAATTTGTTGTCACATCCTGTTACGGGTGTGCCGATGATTGATATTATTGAAGGTTCAACTTATACGAACAAAGAGAACCTGACCGAGGACTTTATCAGGACGCTCGAAGCCTCATACCGTGGGCAGATGCGCGATAGGTTCTTGGAGGGTAAGTGGGCAGCATACGAAGGTCTTGTTTATCAGGACTTCGAAGACGACAGACATCTCATATCGCGTGAACAGGCTATGAACCATCTCTGGGATTTGCAGAGGAGGCATTGTCGTGTCGTCGCACTCGAAGGGTATGATTTCGGACTTACCTCACCTTCATGTTACCTATTGGGGTTCGTTGACGATTGGGGACGAGTCATCGTCGTCGATGGATATTACGAAAGAAATTGTCACTACACTAAACAACCCAAAATGGTGGAAAAGCTCCGGCGTAAATACGCACATCTTATTAATTTTGAAGACGAAATTAGGGCAGACCCGGCTATATTCAAGACAAAGGTCATTGAAAAGCACGTTGATACTGGGACGCCTCTTTCCCAGTTGCTCTGGGATGCCGGCATGGAATGCAGGCCGGCCAATAACGATATCATCACGGGTGTTGCAAAGGTTGGTGCGTACCTCGGGGATCAGCCAACCCACCCGCACATACTTACTGGCCAAATGCCGGGACCACTCCTTTATTTCGTGGATGATCTTGACTTCATCCAAGACGAAATCACGAACTACTACTGGGACAAATCTACCCTCGGAGATTTGCTTGACAAACCCATCGACCGGGATGACCACGCGCTCGACACGTTGAAGTATATGCTTTCGCACCTACCCGAGCCCAGTGAGATTAAGATACCAAGGTCTGCTGTGCCTCCTCCATGGATGTTCTGGCACGAATTGGACGACGACGGGAAGCCAACTCGCAGGGCATAATGTGTGTGTCACACAAGGGGTAAGTCATGAGCGAACAATTTGACTTCGACGAAGCTGATGACCCTCAGGGGGAGATGTTTGATGTCGATCAATACATCAATGGCAAGCAGCCTGAGCCTAAGCGAGAGATACCTCCGTATCAGATGTATCCTGACTCTCGTATTCCTGTTACTAAAGCATTTGGTACACTCTGGCGAAATAAGCTCGACGCCGCTCTCGTTGCAAATGAACTCGTTTACGAGGCATGGGAGCAGTGTTTTGCATATTATAATAACCACCAGAACCGAACATCTGGTAGTTCAAAGGGCGTCTTTAGTCGAGGCGACATTACGGAGAATGTTGTATACTCAAATGTTAACGTCATGCTTCCTGCTGTTTATGGCCGTGAGCCTGATATTGCTGTAAACACCACAGACAAAGAGGACGAAGACTTCTCGCAGTGCGCAAAGAATTTGCTGAACGCGCTTCTCAAGGGGAAGAACCTTCTCAATCTCAAGCCAAAGGTGAAAAAGGCTGTGGGCGTTGCGCTCATGACCAACTATGGCGTCTTGAAGCTTGACTACATTCGCAAGGAGGACTCCATCGAAACGATGATGAAGGACCTTGCGCAAGTCACAGACGAAATCTCCAAAGCGAAGAATGCCAAGCAACTGGAGAACGCTTATGGAAAACTTGCTGCGATTGAGGCTGTCACTGAGGTATATGAAAAGAGCGGTCCTAAACTTTCTAACGTTATGGCACGCAACCTTGTGGTGGACCCTATCGCTGAGATGCCAGATGGGACGGACGCAACATGGATGGCAGAACGATGTTTCATCCAAACCTCCTACCTCAAATACAAGTTCACAAGAAAGGACCCAGAAGAAAACTGCTGGTACTACATCTTCAAACCATCTCATAAGGCCGTTTTCACATCTGGATCGGGCGCAGGAATTAAAGATGATGCGTTCGGTTTGGTTATGGAGTCGTTATCCGGCGAAACTTCAATGCAGGAGAATGAAGAAGTTTCTGGTTACAGGGGCTTGTATTATACTGAGTGTTGGGTTGTATGGGACAAGGCAACTCGAAGAACAGCTTTGTTCGCCGCTGACGATTGGACCTATCCCCTCTGGCTATGGGATGACCTTACCAAAACCACACGCTTCTTTCCTTACTTCCTATTCGGCTTTGGTCTGTCAACTGGGCAAACAACGACGGTTGGAGAAGTCTCGTACTATCTAGACCAGCAGGACGAGATTAACCAGATCAACAGGCAAGTTGCGCGTATTCGTAACTCAGTATTCAATTTTATCTTCTACAACTCTCAGAAGATGTCTTCGCAAGACGCTGAGTTGTTGCAGAAGGCAATGCGTCGAGGATTTGTCGATGAACAATCGGTTGTCGGCCTCAAAGTACCTGAAGGGTCTAAGATTAAAGATTTATTTGAGGCACTCGCCCCGCCAAGTCTTCAGTACGAGGCGCTATTTAATAAGGAACCAACAATCAACTCCATTAACCGTATTTCGAACACGTCGGATGCGATCAGGGGAGTTCAATTCAAGACAAATACGAATGAAGCCAGTGTTCAATCGTATCAGGACGCGGCGCGCATGTCGGTCGGGGCAAAAATTGAAGTGGTTGAAGATGTTCTCGCTGATCTATGTAAGGCACTCTTAGAGCAGTGCGTTCAATTCATGTCCAAGGAGGAGGTGGTAACACTTGTCGGTGCAGAAATCGGTAAAGTGTGGCAGAATATGTCGCGAGAGCGGCTCAATCAGCAATTCGCCTTGGAGATTGTGCCCGGCACTTCTGAAAAGCCGAATAGCGTCTTTAAGAAAAAGGAAGCAGTACAGGTCGCGCAAGCCATCGGGCAGTTTGCCAGTGCTGCGCCCATGACTTCGATGAAAGTTGCCTTGCGTGTGTTAGAACAGGCATTTACTGAAGTTGTCGTTAAGCCTGAGGACTGGGACCTAATGGAAGCGGAAATGAAGGCAAACCTTGCCAGAGGGAACTCCACTGGTGCGGCTGCCCCTCCACAGCCGGGCCAGAACCAACCCGGTCCTCAGACCCAAGGACAAGCTCCGGGAGGCATCCCGCAGGAACTGGCGAACCTACCGCCAGAAGTGAAACAGAAAGTAGAGATGATGGCACAGCAAGGCGTACCTCAGGAACAGATTGCGGAGTTCTTGAAGAAAGCTGTGGCTCAGATGCAGCAGGGAGCAAATGGAGGCGGACAACCACCACAGCAGGCAGCCGGGGGACCTCCGCCCGGACAACCACTGCAATAGCTGTGTGACACACACAAGGAGAGTAAGATGGCAGGCGACTTCGACGAAAAAGTTGGAATGGATGTTATCAAGGACTCAATGGGGTTGACCGATGAAGACTTGGCCCCGCAGTCAACGGGTGATGATGATCTTCCTAGTGATGATGGCGATTTTGGGGACGATCTTCCTGATAGTGATCCTCGTGAAAGCAATCTAAATGGAAGGGACTATGACCCAGAAATCGAAAGACAGCCGCAGCAGCGTCCTCAGCAGCGACCGCCTCAGCAGCAGCCACAGGACCCGCTTCGCGCTCGATCTCTTCAATTTGACCCACGAGCTGACTTTCGAAGGGACGCGAAAGGCAATCTGGTTGATCCTCGCAGCGGAGAGATTATCGCTCGCGCAGGTTCCGAGGCCCGGATATATCAGCGCATACATAAGCAGGCCACTGACTACATTCGAGGTGCTTCAGGACGCATTCAGGGAGCCCTAGCCGAGGAGCGTGGCAAGCTCAACCGTGCGGTTGAAATTGGGCTAGACTTCGAGAAGCAGGCCAATGAAGCCAAGCAACAGCTACAGAAGCTAAACGCTTTTGAGTTGCAGCACGATCAATTGATCGAGGCAGGACAGCTTTACAAGCAGGCCCAAAGCGACCCGGTAGGCGTGTTAAAACACCTCTTGACACGCGCTGCGTTAAATGGTATAGATATATCACAATTGGGGTTTGACTCCAACCAATTGGACTCCCGGAGCATTCTTGACACGGTTCGTCAGGAGATTGCGAAGGGGGTAAAACCTGTGCAGGACTATGCTGCACAGAGACAGCAAGAGACGGAGAAGACGCAAGTCGAACAAAAATACCTTGATGAAGCCAAAACACAGGTAGAGGGCTTCTTCCAGAGCACACCGGCTGCGGTGCCCTTTATGAGCATCTTTCACGCCGTGCTAAAGCAACCACAATTTCAGCAAATGTCTCTACCGAGTATTTGGGATAAACTACAGTTACACCTGATGCGGAAAGGGATTGATCCTCATAATCCCCAACCCCAACAGAGGCAGCAGCGTCAAGACACCCGTGATATGCGCCCTTCACGGAGTTTACCGAACGGCAGAAGTATGGCGCCGGGCGGTAATGACCGGGGTGGTAGGCAACAAAATGCTGGTGTTGCTCATCCCTCCAAGTCATACGATGCAATCATACGGGAAATCCTAGCCGAGGATCGTCGCTAGGACCCTGTGTGAGACACACAAGGGTGACATCATGGTACTCGACACGATCATTCACTCGATGCTTGATCGTTCCCGTGCTAAGCTGATTATGGCATCAGCGATCTCGGGTACGGTCAGTGCTTATCTGCACGCCAAGAAGCGCGTGGTTACAGAGGACGGTGGTCCGCAGATCACCAATCCGCTTATCACGGGCCTCAATCCGAACGTGCAGTCGATGCAGTATTACGATACTGTGTCAATCGACCAGACCAACGAGTTCTCGACCGTCGAATACTACATGAGCCGCGTGGTGGGTTCGCTCATCATCTCGGATCAGGAAGAGGACGAGAACCAAGGTCGCGCTGAAATCTTCAAAATCCTCAAGGGCAAAATCCAAGCTCTGGACGAGTCGATCAAGCGCAAGTTCGCTACGTACCACACCGCAGTTGGTGTTGGGTCCGACCCAAACGGATTGGGCAACCTGATCCCAGCCGATCCTACCGTGGGCGTTGTGGGCGGGATCAACCTCGCAGCCGAGAGCCAGTTTAGGAGTTCCTCCTATGACTTTAACGGCACTCTGTCGCCCGAGAATATCGAGGAAGCGTTCGATGATATCATCGAACTCGACCTCAATCGGTCGTCTGATGGGCAATCATCTCCCCGTCCGACAGTCATCTTCGCGGGTCGAAACATCTACCGAATGCACAAAGCCGCTGCCCGAGACAAACAGCAAATTCAGCTCAAAGACTCCGGCACCGGACGCAAACTTGTCAATCTCGGCATCTCCGGTACGACTCATAATGGCGTCCCGCTTCTCTTTGACGAGAAGCTGGCTTCCAACGACGCCTATTTCATCAACGAGGAATATCTGACGCTCTC